CAGATTCACTATCTACACATGATCAATTTGTAGATAACTGGGCATATGACCTAGACAAACAACCAATAACAAAAGGAGAAGCTTTTGATGAAGATGTTATTAACCTAAGTATAGAAAATATATTATCTACATTAAGAGGTGAAAGATTATTTAACGAGAATTTTGGTTCTATATTACCATTAGTATTATTCGAACAAATCGATTATGATTCTGCATATGATTTGTTATCATCATTATTATCATCTATAAGAAGATTTGAAAAACGAATTACTGTTATAAAAGACCAAGTAGAATTGAATGTATTAACTGATAATAATTCTTTTACGCTAGTTATACCATATATAATCAATAGAACTGGACTTGTTAGTAGATTCAATAAAAAGGTAGTGTTATAAATACTTAATAAAGGATAATATACATATGTCTATAGTACCAGAAAACTACCTCCCAATGACTATCAGAGGTCTACATATATCTCTTATGGAGTTGTTTAATAATATACGTGTTAGAGATTTTTCAACAACATCTACAAGCAGTGATGTAATAGAAACGATTAGAGTTCCTATTCAGTTGTCTATGCAGGAAAAATACCAAGCATATAAATTAGAAGCAGAATCAGGACAAAAATATTATCCTAAATATCCTAAAATGGCACTTACATGGTCTTCTATTAATTATAGCGGAGAACGTGCAAAAGGAGTTAACGTAAAACATCATTGGAAAGATTTGGATACAGGATATACAGATGTAGATTCGTATATAGCTAATGTACAACCAATTCCATATGATTTAGGATTTGACCTAGATATAAAAACAGAAAGTATGTCACATTTTACACAAATACTTGAATCTATATTACCTTATTTCAATCCATCACGTCACATGCGTATAAAAGAATTTAGATTTTTAAATGTAGAAAGAGATATCAAAGTAAATTTAGATGGTGTATCACAAGATTTTTTAATTGATCAAGAGGATACAGTTAGACGATATGTAAATGGCACATTACAATTAACAGTAGAAGCATTTATATACGAACCATTTGAAACTGATATTGGTATGATTAAAGAAATAAAAACTAGATATTATAAAGGCCCACAATCAGATTCGTTTTCCGCAATAGGTGGGTACAATACATCTGGTTGGGATAGTTCTGCAACATTTCCTAATACATTCGATTCTAGTGGTTCATTTAGTGCAGATAGCGGAAAAACATTTGATTATTATATTGATAGTGCATTTGATTTATAAAAAAAACATAAGGAGAATAAAATGAAATTCAGAGAATATTTAAAAGAAGTAAAAGATCCGTTTGTTAAGTTACCACAGGATTTAACTAAACTTTCAAAGAAGCAACAAAACGATGTTATTGCTTTTTTGGTAAAATTACCTTTAAAAGAATTAAGAAAAAAACAAGATATTGTTAAGAAGCAACAAAAAGATGCATTCAAACAAAAAAATGATATGGCAATTAAAAATTTACAGGTTAAAGATAACATGTTGATTGCTGCTGTAGACAAAAAAGAATTTAGATAAAAGTTAGATGATTATAAAAGGTATAACTTATGAGATTTAAAACATATTATAATGTACAGCTTATATCCGAAGGAAATGGATTTAAAGTTTTACAAAAAAACAAAATTCCATTGTCTGATGACGAAAGAAAAGAATGTATGGCTAAAAAAGCAGTATGGCATTTTAATGGAAAAGATAATCCATGTCCAGCAGTTTGGAAAAGTGTTGATGAAGATGGAACAGTTACATATGTTACAAATACACACAGGGCAATGGCATCAGCATCTACATTAAAAGGAGCAATAGGAAGGTATCACAAGTTTATAAAAGGTACAGCATAGGAATAATTATGAAAAAGAAAATTGAATCTAACGATGTATATGAGAACATATCTAATTCTCTTGATACTACATTTGATGGAAAAGAAATTGAAGAAGTAGTTGAAGTAAAAGAACAATCTATTAAATGTAAAGAAATGACTTCTGATACCGATTTAACAGACGAAGTATATATACGTGAGGAAATTAAAACTCTAGTTAGTAACATCGAAGTTGCAATGACAAAATTACAACAAGATATACGCATCGGATCTCCACCAAAACTATCTGAAGTATTTGGTCAATTAGCAAATGCAAAAGTAAATGTATTAAAAGAATTGATAACTATGAGTAAAGCAAAATTAGATGCTAAACTGAAAATTATGAAATTAAATAAAGCAACAACACCCAAAAATGTGTCTGTTACTAATAATATGAACGTATCATCTAGTGAGTTATTAAAGATGGTAAACGGAGCAAAGAAAAATAATTCATTGAAAAACATTGAAGCTAAGTTTGATATAGAAAGTGAGAAAAATTTGGAGTAAAATACAATGGGTTTTAAAAAATATTATACAGAACAAAAAGATGATATTATCTTTGAGAAAACATTTGATAAGTTCTATAAACGTGGTCATTTCGGGAAAATAGATCGTAAAGAAATATGTAAACAACAAAAGGATTGGTTCCTAAAATTAAAAGATATTATAAATGAAAAAGATTATGGATCTCTAATGACCGTTGTTGGACATAGAGACAATCAAGTAACAAGAGAATTATTTACAAAATTAACTAAGATAAATATTAAAAAGAAAAAGGTCAATTACATCAAAGAAAAATTAAAAGAATATTGCTACAATGAAGTAATTAAAAAACCTAGAAAGAGCTTTAAAGAAATGTTAAATGAGGATAAATAATATGGCACATAATGCAGGTATACAAATGCATGGATCAAGAAAACCCTTGAATAATGTACAACCTATACAACAGAAGAATAAACCTATGATGAAAGAACGACTTAAAAAACTACTATCAAAGAAAAACTTCCTAGATAAAAGAACAGTTAAATGGTTAGAAAATCAAGGTCTTATAAATACTAATATATAAAGGAGATATACACATGAGTTTTATAGAATATTTAAAAGAAAAACAATTAGACGAAAGTTTAACACCAGATAAAATTAAACTATTAGTATTGATTGATGATTATACACAAAAAATGTATGACATAGGCAATGGCGAAGCACAAAAGAAAAATGTAAAGTCATTAGAAAGAGAAGCAAACAAAATGATGGAAAATATTAAAAAATATATCGAAAAGATGTAGGAGATATTATAATGGATATAAGTGCAACATATAAAGGCGAATCAGTGAACATTGTTGATATAGATGTTAATGGTTCTACCGCGTACATAACGTATAGAAATGCAGCTACCGAGTTAGTTGTAGATAGAATGGCATTTCCTACTAGTTCAGGAATAACATCAGCAGTGATTGCTACTGGTTCGGTGGGAGCTTAATAACATATGAGATTTGCTAATTTTTGGGAAATGAATGAAGAGTGGAAAAAAGATACTACCACGTACATTAAAACATTGAAAGATAAAGCAACGAATAAACAAACCAAAACATATTTAGATGGTCTATTAAAACATTTAGGTAAAGAAGGTTTCTTATCCGATGAACAAAAAGGATCTCTGGCTAACATAACAAAAGGTGTTGGATCAACTTCTAAAGGCTCTAAGGATGATGCAAAAAGTACATCAAGTGGTGCAAGTGGTACATCATCAGAAAAAGATACATCAAGCAATAAACCCGAAAAAATTAAAAAAAGTAAAAAAGAAACTGGTAAAGAAATTACAAAACAAATTGGATCATTACTAGGTAAATTAGGCGGTGTCGGTAAAGAAATGGCTTCCAAAGTAGATTCAAAAGCCGTAGACGCTATAGATAAAGGTGTTGCTGGTGGGGCAAGCGTTAAAGATGCTACTAAAGAAGTTGTCGATAAAATTAAAGCCGATGTACTCGCTAAAAAAGAAGAAAAAGAATTAGCTAAAAAGAAAAAAGAAGAAATTAAAAAACAAAAAAAAGCAAAGAAAGAGAGCTTTGAATATAGGTTTGATGAGTATTTGAAATAACATTTGAGATAATGTTGAGATAATGTTGAGGTAGTTTATTATGTACAATGGAGATGTTACATTACGTGGGCCTGATCAAAAGGTGTCTATGACTAAACAGCGTATGGAGAAGTATATACGTTGTAAAGAAGATATAATTTATTTTGCGGAAAATTATTTTTATATAGTTGATATCGATAAAGGTAAACATAAAATACAATTAAGAGAATATCAAAAACGTATGTTAAAAGCATTTGTACATCCTACAGAAGGAAAGAGACACGTAATTATGCTCAGTTCTCGCCAAGTGGGAAAATGCGTTTTTAAAGAGACTAATATTAATATTAGAAATAAAAAAATTAACGAAATTAAAGAAATCGATATAGAATCTTTTTTTGAAATGACAAAAAAGGATAATGTTATTATGTCAATTAATAAAAAATTTATAGAAAGTATAGAAATAGATGAGTGGGAAGTCGAGACTGATACTGGATGGGAAGATATATCTCATGTACATAAAACAATTCCATTTAAAATATGGAAAATAAAAACTAAAGATTTTGAATTGAAATGTGCAGATGAACATATTGTGATTGATTATAGTGGCAATCAAGTATACGTTAAAGATTTGAAATTAGGAGATTTAATACAAACTAAATTTGGTTTACAAAAAATAACTAGTATAGAAGAATCAGAAAAAGAAGATAACATGTATGATGTTACTGTTGGTTCTAAAAATCATATGTTATATACAAACGGAATTTTAAGTCATAATACTACAATATCTACCATATATCTCACTCATTATGCATTATTTAATGAAGATAAAAACATTGCTATTTTGGCCGATAAAGAAAAAACTGCAAATGAAATATTAAGAAGAATTAAATTGGCTATTCAAAAACTTCCTATGTGGTTACAACAAGGTATATCAGAAACTAATGGTGGTTGGAATAAGGGAATGGTAGGTTTTGAAAACGGAGTTAGATTTATAGCAGGTTCTACATCATCTACTGCTATGAAAGGAGAATCAATATCACTTTTATACTTGGATGAATTTTCATTTGTCCCAGATAATTGTGCCGATGATTTTATGAGATCTGTATATCCTACAGTATCTTCATCCAAAAAATCAAAGATAATTATAGTTAGTACACCAAACGGTCTTAACCATTTTTATCATCTTTGGCGTGGGGCTATAGAGACAGATCCTGAAAAACAAAACAATTTTATGCCTGTGAAAATAAACTGGAATGAGATTGAAGGTAGAGATAATAAATGGCGAGAAAGTATAATTAGAGATATTGGGCCACAGGGTTTTGCACAAGAATACGCTTGCCTCGAAAAATCAACAAAAATTAAAGTAATAAATACAAGTACTAATCAAATAGAAGAATTGGAAGTTGAAGATTTGTACAATAGAGTATAGGAAATATGAATAAAGAAAAAGAAGAAATGTTTTGTGGAATTTGTAATAAACAAACTAAATATGTTATTGATAGTTTTAGTCGATGGCATTTAAAAAAAGAACATAATATAAATCTTCAAGAGTATTATGATATATGTTTTAAAAAACCAAACGAAGGAATATGTATAGTATGTGGAAAACCCACAATATTTAAATCTTTTTATTTGGGTTACAATAATCACTGTTCTAGGGAATGTGCGAGAATTTCTCCGTTGTCGGCTTTAAATATATCTAAATCATATTCTATTCGGGATATGAAAAAAGAAAATGAAAAAAGAAAAATAACGTGTTTAAAAAGATTTGGAGTTGAGAGTGCTAGTAAAAGCGAACAAGTTAGATTAAAAGTTAAACAGACATGTTTAGAACGATATGGTTCAGAAACAACATTACAGTTAGATGTAGTTAAAAACGCAAGGAACAAATCTCTAAAAGAAAACAAAGAACCAATAAACAAAAAAAGAAAGAAATTTTGGACTGACGATAATATAGAAAAAGTCAATAAAACAAGAATAAAAAGTTGTAATGATTTGTATGGTGTTGATAATGTTTTTTGTTTAGAGGAAGTTAGAGAAAAGGCATACAAAACAAACGAAAAAAAATACAAATCTAAATATTATGTTACTAGTGAACAATTTAGAGTTTATATGGAAGATAATGGTTTTTGGATAGACGAAAAATTACATACTGATTTTTTTTGTTATTATTCGAAAGTATTAAGTATAACAAATAAAAAAAGAAAAAAGAAATACGCAGAATGGGACGGAAAAGATTATTATACAAATTTAACGTTAGTTTCAAACGAAGAATATCGAAAATTATATCCAAATAAACATTATAATACTAATAAAAAACAACCAACGATAGATCATAAATATTCGATATTTGAAGGATTTAAAAACAATATATTACCAGAAATTATTGGACATATTGATAATTTAGTGATATGTTCACGTTCTTATAATAGCTCAAAAGGAATCGATATAAGATGACAATAGGGAAAATCAATAAAAATTCTAAGTATAAAATATTAACACCTGATGGTTTTAAAAATTTTGATGGTATTATGGAATTAGATTCGGTAAATACTGTTAGAATTGTATTAGAAAATGATGATAACATATCTGTTTCGTTTAATCATATTTTTATTGTAGATGGTATTGAATGTAAAGCTATAAATTTGATAGTTGGTGAATTATTAGAAATAGAAGATGGAAGTTTTAAAAAAATAATAAAAAAAGAAATATCAAAAAATAAAAACAAAATTTTTGAAATATTACATGTAAATTCTTTAAACCACGTATATTATGCAAATAATATTTTGAATCATAATTGCAAGTTTTTGGGTTCATCTAGTACATTGGTCGATCCTGCTGTATTAGAAAGAATGGCAATCGAAGAACCAATTGAGTTGAAATTGGGAGATTGTTTTAATATATATGAACAACCACAAAAAGATGCGTTTTATATATTAGGTGTCGATAGTGCTAAAGGTACAGGTAAAGATTATTCTACTGTTCAGGTTCTTAAAATTATACACGAACATGATATACAACAAGTAGCTACATATAAAAATAATCTTATAGATGCAACCGAATTTTCAGAAGTTGTTATATCAATTTCACAATATTATAACGAATCTTATATGTTAATCGAAAACAATGAGGTGGGTGGAACCGTAGCAGATACAATTTGGTTTCAATTTGAATATGATAAAATACTTAATTGTGATAAAAAAGGAATTGGTATACGTTCAACAAAAACATCGAAGATAGCTGGATGTTTATTATTAAAAAGATATACTGATGCTGGATGGATAAAAATAATAGACAGACAGACTATATACGAATTAAGTAGATTCGAAGAAATAAGATTGAATATATTTTCGGCACCAAGAGGATCAAATGACGATCATGTTATGGCATTGATTTGGGCATTGTATTTTGTTAATACTGTACATTTTGATGGTAAAGATTTAGGAGTTAAAAAAATCAATGATAAGTTTAAATTGTCTCTTGAAGATACCCAAGACGATACCCCAATTATCTTTTTACCAAACGATGAATCCGAAGAAGAAATTCCAGAGGGATGGGGCTACAGCGAAAATGGTGAAGAGCCGTTTACGATATAAAATTCACTAAATATACAAACCGAACAACAATAAACATCTAACTATTATAAATACATATAAAGTATATAACAATAAGTGAGTGATATGATAAATATGTTTATAAAAATTTATATAATAGGAGTATTAACATGGCAAACAATAACGGCCCAGGAATTTACACAACAGAAAAAGATGTATCTCAAGTAGTTTCACCTGCTGGTACATCGGTTGGAGTAGTGATCGGAGGTGCTTCACAGGGTATAGCACATACAAGAAATTTAATGACAACCGATAAAGAAGTAATAGATACATTCGGTAAACCTAATGCAACAAGAAATTCAGACTTCGGGGTATATGGAGCTTTACAATTTTTACAAGAATCAAATGCAATGTACTTTACTAGAGTTTTAGATGGTACAGAAGTATATGCAAATTCGTATTTACCAGTATCAACACAATCTGGTACATATAGTGCAGTAAGTGCAACAACTATTACAGCATATGGAACTAGTGCATATACAACAAATTCTTGGGAAGCAGATGAAATAGATGAAATTAGACGATTAGATACACCTCCAACAGCAATAGAAACAAGTGGTGGATCATTACTTATTTCTTCGATTGGTGCAGGAGCATATGGAAACAATGTAGGATTTTCATTACAAACATGTGCTAGTTACGATACATCAGCCAGTGCAAATAGTGCTGATTGGGCATGGACTTATGATGATCCAGAAACCGATGGTACACCTTCCTCAGCAGACACAGCGACATGGATTAAAGTCGTTAAAATTAATGTGTACGCTAGAGCCACACTTAAAGATTCTTTCCCTACAACCCCCGCAGAGACGTTTTACGGGACAATTGGGAATAACCTAGCCCCAGATGGGAGTCAATTAAATATTAAGCAGATTGTAAACGGTATTTCTAAGTACATTTATGTATCTACTGTTAATATGGCTACTGGAATACCAATGGAACAACGAGCAACAAGAGCATTAATAAATGGAGCAGATTCAAGTTCTGAAATCGATAAGGCAAATATAATTGCTGGATGGGAATTCTATACCGATAAAGAAAAAGTATCTATGAATATTTTAAATGGTACATACAAAAATGATGATGTAGATACTAAAATCGCAACAATCGTTAATAGTAGAAAAGATAGTGTTGGTACTATACAAGTTGGAACGAGTACACAATTAACTGTAAATACATTAGTCGATCTAAGTAATTCACAATCATTTTCTAGTCCTTCATATGTAACAAAATATGTAGGTTGGTCATTGGTTTATGATTCGTATAATGATGTTAAGCTGTACATACCCAATTCTATATTTGGTGGTACTATTATGGCTAGAACCGATGCAGTAGCAAATACATGGAATGCACCCGCTGGTATTAACAGAGGTATATTACCAGTATTAGGTCAGAATGTAAAATTTAATGGCAGTAACATAGGTTCATTATATGATGCTAATCTTAATGCAGTAAAATTTATAAAAGGTTATGGTAATGTACTTTGGGGACAACGTACAGCTCAGAAAACAGTATCAGCACTAAGAGAAATAGCAGTAAGAAGATTGTTATTGTACTTGGAAGCGACTATTGAACCTGGATTATTACCTTTTGTTTTTGAACCTAACATCGATTCGGTTAGATTAAGAATATTCTCTATTATAGATAGTTTCTTAGCTACTGTTAAAGCAGGTGGTGGATTGGATGGGTATAAAGTTGTTGTAGATGATTCAAATAATTCGTCTCAAGATAAAGACAATAACATATTGAATGTAGATATGTACGTACAACCAGCCAGAACTATAGAAATAATTAATTTGCAAGTTATCATTACCCGCAGCGGAGTGAGCCTTGCAGAAACAGTAGGATAAATAAACATATAACGTGATAAGTGCCTGAAATATGGCACTTCATATTTTTAAAGGAGAATAATACAATGGATACATTTAAACAGTGGTTAACACTAAACGAAGAAGAAGAAACTATTTTAGAAACTAGTGGAGATGCAGTAGAAGGTTCTATAAATAAACTTATAGAAATTATGAGTGGAAAAAAAGATGCCGATTCTAAAAGCATTCTTAAAATGGCTAAAGGGCTTTTAAGTACGTTTAAGAAAGAAGATGGTATATCTAGTGACCAAGCTAAATGGTTATACGATACATGGACTGCACTGAAAGGTAGTTAATAATAAATATAAATAATAAAAGTATTTGTATATAGTTCATTATGTATAAATACTTACATATAAGTTTAAAGGAGATTTAATATGGCAAACTTTACAATAGCTGGGAGAATGAAAAATTTACCCGATGTAGCTAAAACATACATGTGGGAGTTGTACATTCCTTCTATCGGAGATTTGGACGGCGATGACATGGTTCTTAGAGTTAGAAATGCAGTAATTCCTGGAAAAACAATTCAACCAATAGAATCGTTCTTTTTAGGTACTAAGCAATATCACGCAGGTCGGGTCGATTATAATGGTTCGTTTCCTGTACAAATCGAAGAGTTTGAGGATCAAAAAGCACATCAAGCATTAGATAGCTGGATGTCAATTATTTTTGATAATGACCCAAATTCAAATACTGCTGGTCAATCGAAAGTAGTAGGTAAAAATGATTATACAAGAGACATAGTATTGAAGATGTACAAAAGCAATGGAACTAAAGTCGATAAAGATATTGTTTTCTATAATTCGTTTCCTCAGTCGGTCGGAGATGTTTCAATTGACTATTCTTCAAGCGATTCGATCAAGTTTGATTGCGTTTTTCAGTTTGACTATTGGTTGACGAGGTAGTGATATAAATAAATTAGACATAAGATGAGTTTTAAGTAAACTTGTTTTATGTTGTTTGTATAAATACATACTAGAGAGGGACAAGGAGTAATTACCCTGTTTTTGCTTTACCAGAAACTAACCTCTACACATACTAACTTAACCTGTAAAGAGGAAAATAAAATGAACTACAAAAAACACTACGGTTTATTAATAGAAAAAGCACAAAATAGAACCCTTTTAATTAAGAATAAAGAGAAACATCATATTATACCTAAATGTATGGGTGGTTCTAACGATAAAATTAATTTGGCGGTTTTGACTATTAGAGAACATTACATGGCACATTGGTTATTACATAAAATATATCCTGATAATAAATCATTAGTACTGGCTATATATATTATGATGAATGGTTACCAAAAAAAATATTTAAATTTGTCGTCAAGGGAGTATGAAAATATAAAAATCAAATTTTCTAAAATACAAAAAGATAGAATGACGGGAAAAGGAAATCCTATGTATGGTAAAAAAGGAAAGGATAATCCTAATACTGGAAAAATTAGAACGGATGATATGAAAAAGAATTATTCTGTAGCTAAAAAAGGTATTAAAAATCCTCAATATGGTTTAAAAGGCGTATGTAGTCCTAATTATGGTATACCGAAATCAAAAAAACACAGACAAAAATTAAAAAATAATGGATGTAATAAAAAATTGAAAATAGATGATATTGAGTATATATCTGCTAATGATGCAGGAAAATTATTAGATATGTCTAGTTCAACCATAAAATACAGATTAAAATCCAAAAATTTCCCAAATTATCAATACATATAAATACTAATATAAGAGGTATATAAGAGGTATATAAGAGGTAAATATGGCACTGGACAAACAATTATATAGCAATTTTTTCAAGAAC